CTGTAAATCCAACTGGGTCGTGGTAAAAGGTATAACCAATATCATACAAACCAAAACCAAGATTAAAAACAATGTTGTTCCACTTACTTCCCAAGTATATTTGGAGATAATCTCCAGTAGTAATCCTCAAGTCACCATTGTCGGGTGTAGTCTTATTTGAATAACCAATCGTTATGTTCTCTAAAACCTTATTAGTTAAATAAGTAGGTCTATACCCTAACTTAGAACTTCCTTGTTCCATACCCATATCTGGTGCTTCTGCTTGGGTTTCAAGAGTAAACGGAACTTTTCTCCAATCTGTACCGTCTGCCATATAAAACTCAAAGGTATCAGTCGCATACGCTATATTACCAAGTGTTGCTGTAGTAGCAAGTATCTCTGCTTTAGTACCTTTCTCGACCACATCATCAACAGCGTCATCAACATATTTTTTAGTAGACGGTTCGTAATCTGCGTCTGGTGTAAATGCTACTGTATTGTCCAATTCTAACACATTTTCTTTTAATGCTATATCTGGCTTATCGGCTTCGTATATAGGGTCTGTTTCTTCTTGAATACCACCACCACTAACACCAGCCCTTGCCCATTGTACAACTTTCTCTAAATTCTTTAACTTCTCTACATCTAATCGTTCATCACCTTTTAATTCTTCAATCTTTTCAACTATAACCTTACCGGGTAAATCCTTTTCTTGAGTTACTATCGTTGTAATTCCATCTTTACCTTTCTTCCCTGGTTTACCATCTTTTCCATCATCATAATCTTTACCTTTGACTGGTATGTATCCGGATTCACCTTTGTCACCTTTGATACTTTCACCATCCTTACCGGGTTCACCTTTTTCACCATCGAAATAATCCTTACCTTTCTCTGGATTATAACCATCAACCCCATCAACGTAATCTTTACCCTTAATTGGAGTGATCTCTTCTTTGAAAGCTTCTTGTTCTTCTGGTGTGAAATAATCTTCTCCTTTAATAGGTGTAAAACCATCTGCACCTTTAAGATGTGCTAATGGATCAATCTCTACTTCGCCTACACCATCAATAGTACGATATAGTTTACCTTTTCTTTTCTTTTTATTAAGTTGAAGACCTTCATCTCCAACGATATTCTTTAAGTTCATCTTATAGCCTATAATTTTAATACAGGGGTTGCAACACATCTACAGTTAATCACGTTACCAGCACTTCCAGCTGGGTCACCGGGTTTATCCAGTTGTTCACCACCAACTAAGAATGTATTATTAATTCCAACTACTTGACCGTCAGCTTCTGCATGGTCTGGTCTAGTAAATGCATCTTTAGCACTTAGCCATTCCTTACCTTCAACGCCGTTCTTTCTGTAATTCTCTACCATTATTGAATTAGAAATGTTAGCGACTTCCGTCCTAGCTATCATATTGGCTCTAGTAAAGTCTATGCCCTCACCTCCATCGCTCCATCTATCAAACAGGTCTTGTATATCCTTTGCGATGTTTCCACTTGTCTTGCCCGATTGTACGGCATCCTCTAATATCTTCGCTAATTCCTTTTCTGTGGTCTTGTTAATCTGACCTGCGAAATAACTTACTCTGTTTTGAATTATTACCTTAGCTTCTGGTGATATTTGCGTATCAACACCAATTAAATCATCTGCGTCATTCCATGCACTCTTCATAATTTCCTCATACAATCCCCAGAATACGTCAATAGCCGTCTGGTCTTCAGCAGTCCAGTCAATAACTGGATTATAATTAACAGCTTTATCTTCTAAATTCAATTGTTCTAATATTCGTTTTGACTGTGACTTAAAGAATCTACCTGCTACATTCGTAAACGATTCTTCTTGTGATATTGCTTTTCTAAAGAAATAACCTTTAAGTTCCTCACGCATGAACATCTTATTCTTATCATTCACCTCTTTAAGAGATTTATCTTCCTTTGGTTCTTCCTTCTTTGGTTTTTCTTCTTCAATCTCTGGTTCTACATTGTTATTAGTAAATTCATCACCACCTTCTGTTAAAGCTTCATAACCAACTCTTTCTCTGGCTTCATTTAGTTTGATAATTCCACTTGTATATAATATCTGTACTTCTTCAGCCTGAACCTTACCGTCAGCTTCAACTGGGTTGAGTCGTTCAAAGAACAAGTCTTTCGTCATCTTCTTGTCCAAAATGTAATACTTCTTTATTAATTGTTCATTGAGTATATTCACCTCTCTGTCTAATTTTGGCTTTAAGGTGTATCTCTGGAATATTCTCTGCGCTTCAGCTGAATTATTATATGTTGAGTCGTTTAATCCTACTAAAGCTTTAGGAACTCCCATAATACCTAAAATTTCATCACGCATGTTCTGTATTCCTTCTATGTACTGTAATTCCTTTTGACCTTTCGTTAATGGAATCCATGTAGGTATATTGCTTAACACGCCCATCTTACCTGCGTTTCTAGTTCCACCATACTTTTCTTTTAGAGCCAGTTCAATCTTCTTTCTGGAATCTTCATTGATATTCTCAAAAGCCAATAGGCCTTCTGGTGTAGCATTGTTTCCGAAGAAGTTCATGTTAAATTCCTGCATTAGTTCCCATGTGTTATGTGGTAATCTCGCTGCACTTAAAGCTCCAAGACCTTTTAACCAATTGTTTGGATCTGGTTCTCTAAAGACAATCAGATTTTCTGGTTTGATTTCATATTCTGTTCCGATAGTATCTTTATATTTATAATACAATGGAAGTCCATCACTACCGGTATGTAGCTTAATTCTATTTGGATGCAACAGGAAAAACTCATACTTATATTCCTTTTCATCACATTGACTAATTAGCCAATATGCAATCCCTGCCATGTCTAAATGTACTCTTGTAATCCATCTAGCTTCTTGTAAGTCTTGGTATCCATTGAATCGAACTAGATCTCGGAGCATATCGTTATCGCTAGTCTTTACCTCTAGACTTTTTTCGTTATCACCCTTTCTTAATTCTAAAGGATAACTAGAAGTTGCATCTGCAATTGTCTTACTTCCCCTGTATGTCCAACCGAAAAATTGCTCTAGATACTTATCCGACTTAATCAATGGGGTGTAATCATCCCATTCACGCATTTCAGTCACAGGCATACTTGCTTTCTTAACTTCTACATCATTCCCAACTAACGCCTTAATTAATACGTCCTTTAATTTCATAATATAATGTGGTTACTTTATTTATATATTTTACAACTTCTTAAGGGTCTATTTATACAAAGCCGATATTTACTTCATAAGAATTATTGATTTCTATATCAATGACGGCACTTAATGTATCTACTTGGTCATCGTGTACACCGTTAGGAAATTGTTTACATTCCGATACAAACGCATCATTCCACGGTGCTTTTACTAAACATACCTTTCCAGCTTCAATAAACGGCAATATGCTCTGAACTCTAGTTATCTTGGAGTCTTTAGGCGTTTTGGCTTCAACTACATTATACAACGAACCATTTGAATCTTTCATGGTTTTCATTTCCTGTACTACAGATATTCCTGTAGCCTTTGGTTCTAACCTAATAATGCCCCTTGCAGAATAATTCGTAGCTATTAGAAATTTGACCATACCTTCCTTGAACTCTGGTAAACCAAGATTTACTACCCACATATCCAAGACGTATAAAACGCCATCCCGGACTGAGTAACACATCGTGGCTGAGTTGTCGGACTGTTCTTTACCGTAGGCTGTATCGGAATAGTAACTAGGTACTAATTCGTAGGGCAGTTTGTCACGGTCAACATAAGTGAACCAATCGCCTTTGATTAAACCACCTTCAAGTGGAGCAGGTGACTGTAACATCTGACCAGCATAACCATAGCTCCCCATATCAAGCTTCAATCCATCAAGTACTTCGTGACTTAATCGAATAGGATCTAACATGTTATCCACATACTTAACCCCAAGCTCTATAGGTCTTATATTGATTTCTTTTGTAGCTGGTAGACATATATGTTTAACTGACTTTCCTTTCTTAGCTAACATATGTCCGGTACAATCATCTTCATGTAATCTCTGCATGATTAGTATCGTAGGTGTAACACTCTTGTCTACCTTTCTAGTAGATAGTGTTAAGTCTAACCAACGATTAGCATTATCTCTTTCGGTATCGCTCATAGCTTCTTTAGGGTTTATAGGGTCATCAATGATAATCATGTGTGCGTGTTTACCGGTAGAAGAACCACCCACTGATGTTGTCATACGTTCACCACCGAACGCATTGCCATAGTTTTGCTTCTGGTCTTTATCATCTCGAAGTATTAGCTCCGGAAACACACTCATGAACTTTTCACTTCTTAGAATATCTCTGGATAGTTGAGCATGGTCAATAGACAGCGACTGTGAATAAGAACCAGTGATAAATCTCATGCTAGGGTCGTTAATCCAACACCATAATGGGAACATTACAGTCGCTATTGTAGATTTAGTAGAACCCGGAGGTATATTAACTATCAAATCATACTCTGACTTCTCACGTTTGATAACTCGTTCAGCCATTGTTTGTAGTTCCTTACATAAGTATGGAATATGCCAATTCCAAATAGGGTCTTCCGGGATAATAACATCCCAGTAATATTTCAAGAACAAAAAGAAATCCTTTCTAAGAACTTTCGCTAATTGTATATTAAGCTGTTGCTTTGTTGGTAAGTTCAGCGAGTCTGATTGTTTCTTCATCCGATAGTTTGCTTAAATCAATCCCTTTGTTGGTGATTTCACTTTGACTCTTGATGTTATGTTCTTGTGGAGCTTTACTAACATGTCTATCCAACCAATCAAGAGTGTATTTAGTACTCATAAGATAGTTTGCTATTTTAACTTCTCTTAGGGTGTGATTTTCTGGATGTCGTTTAACGTCATCTAATAAGTCCTTAATTTCTTTATAACTCATTTCGCCTTTCTCCATGAACTCATCTAGGATTTTCTGCGCTTCCCTTCTTCTATCCCAGCCTTTAGACTTAGCTTCAGAAGTAGGTTGGTTCTCTGAAGTAAACGCAGGTTTTAAGTTGGCTAGACTCGGGTTTTTTTCATTGTTTCCACTCATAATTTCTTTACCTCCATGTTAGTTAATTTCTCCCACCTATCAATGATTACTTGACAGTAATGTGGGTCTAATTCCATCATATAACACTTTCTGTTAGTTTGCTCACAAGCTATTAGTGTTGAACCCGAGCCACCAAACACATCCACAACACTTTCATCTTCTTTGGTAAATTCGCTAATAATATCTGACAGTACTCTAATTGGTTTCTGTGTAGGATGCACCCTCTTCTCACTTTCCCCTTCTCTAATCATACCATTCCATATCTGCTTATATATTCTAACTCTAGTATGGAACGAACACCACGCCATTTCTCCATCTGCAAAATTGTTACTATTCATATCTCCCCTCTTATCCCATACAATCCAACTAGGGCTAAATGGTAAAAAATCCACAAAGTAGTTACCTCCCCAAATTATAAACTTATCATAACCTAATGCCACGAATGTGTTGTAGAAATCTCTTGCAGTATCCGTAGTGTCATCACCTATTACTTCTGAATACTCTTGATTCTTCGCAAGGTTTTCAGCTCCAACCTTCTTTGTTTTTTT